AAGTCAGGGTGGGAAAATACTGGCCATGACAATTCGTTGTACTTTTGGCTTGCCCTTGCTGAAGCTGTTTCGACCTTAACTGGTCGGGATGCTGATGAGGTTCTCAAATTGATTGTGAATGGGGACGATTTTGCGCTGTCTATCGATGACGATAATGTGGGTATTCGGCAAGTTCGCGATTACCTGGCTCAGTACCAGGTTATAATCGCTTACGATAATGCCGAACCCTGTTGGGCGCAGGAGGTCGTCTTCCTTTCACATCATCTTCGTGAGCGTTTCGTTCGAGGTCATGGTGATCTCTTGGTTGCCGCTGGCAACTATTCAAAGCTCATGTCTAGTGTGAATTGGGTGAGGGTGAACAATTCTTTCTCTTTTGAGGAGTGTGTCTTGATGCACTTGCTTGGTCTCCGGATCGTGGTGTGGCCCTGGGAGTATGATTTCCTTTTGTTGGAGGCTCGGATTGACTCGTACCTTGGTACGATTGTCCAGACGCCTCGCATTAGGGATATCCTAGGAGCTCGCATCTCGGTCGCGCAAATTACGGATCTACATTTTCGTTGGGAGTCCCGCGCGTTTTTCGACGTGGACTCGACTGGTGCCGGCTTACTTGAACGTTTCAACGGCATAAGTCTGTGTGTGACGAGCATCATACAAAACAACAACCAAAATGCAGCCAGCGCTTTCAATCAAGCAGGAGCAGGCCCGTCGGGCAGCCCAGTCCAAGAAGGACAAGGCTGCTAGCAAGAAGGGCAATGGGCAAGGGGGCCCGGCCCCCCCGCGTGCGCCCAAGAACGCACGCAAAGAGCCGGATGATCGGCGTGTGCCGTCGAACCTGATGCCTCGGGGTGTCCGGAACAACGGTCGCGAGTCTTTCCTCGGTGAGAATGTCACGTTTGATGAGCTCGTTGCGGACATCAACGGCAGTGTTGCCTTTACCGCCAACAAGTACGCTGTGCAGCCGGGCCTCGCCTCAACGTTCCCTAAAGGAGCTATTAAGGCGGCGCTCTACTCAGAGTGGAAGATGGTGGATTGTGAGTTCTACTTCAAACCGGAAGTCTCGCAGTACGCTGCGCAAGGTCAAACGGGCAAGGTGATTGTGGCTATGGATTACAACGCTGGCAACCCTGCTCCGACGACCAAGCAACAGGTGGAGATCATGCATGTCAAGGATGCCATGCCGTACGAGATCATTCGACTTCGTCTGGACGCGTCTTGTGTTAACAAGGCCGACAGCAAGTACATTCGTACTGGTCCCATTCCTGTTGATGAGGACATTAAGACCTTTGATGGTGGAAATCTGTGGGTGTGTACCATTGGGCAAGCTGGCGCCGGGTTGGTTGGCGAGCTGCATGCTCGTTACAATTTCCGGTGCACAAAGCCTACACTGTTGAATCCCCCTCAGGGAGGGCTCCTTCCGCTTGCGACAGCCTCTCAGTTTTTGCTTACTGCTCCACAGTCGTTCGTGAATGGCACTTCTGCCAATCTCGGATTTGACACAGTCGTGGTTGATGGCATAAAAATTGGGCTGCCTGTGGCGGGGGTGTTTACTCCACCTGCTGGTTACTACAAGGTTATCCTTAAGGCGTTGTTTAGTGACACGTCCGCTGAGTCTTTTGGTGACAGCATTCGTCTGTTCAAGAATGGTGCTGCCACTGTTCCGGCGATGTTCTCTGTTGCTAGTGGAGCGTCTGTTGCGAATCAGCAGCTCACTGATGGTTTCCAGTGGGTCGGTGCTGTTTCTGGTTCCGACACGTTGAGTTTCGTCGTTACCTTGGATGGTGCTGCTGGTACGCTTGTCGCTCCAGGTCAAATCAGCAATGTTATCTTTGAGGCCTTGTAGGTCTGTGTCCTCTTGTGTAGCGCACATGCTGTCATGTTCTGTAGGAGGAATTTCTATAGTTTTAAAACCAACAAAAATCTAGGTGGCTAAATTTAAGTAAGTAAGCATCGGACTAGTGTCGTGAGACACTTATCATTGGC